CACCACCCTACCCGCGAGGGGCAGTGGGGTTTTACCCCCAGGAGAAGCCTTGATGAAACTAAATCTCAGGTCTTGTCGACCCGAAGGATTCAGTCCCTTCGGAACTTCTCCAGCAATGTGATCCGCTACTGTTTAAACTCTAGTAGGAAGAGCTATGGCTTACACTCATACCCAATCGACGAAGGAAGTCCACCCGTGCAAGTTCGTCAAGACCATCGGATCGTCAGTGACGACCCATGATATGACAACCTCGACCGTGTGGACCGATTTCCGTGAGGGTGAGAAAATGCCTAATTACAAAAGTAAGATTGCCGCTGGCCAGCAGGCTGCGACACCTTACCGGCGTGAAGCTACCAAATACTTAGAGCGTGGCGAAGGTTTCCTTCTGGCGACCTACAAAGACGCCTACGGACGGCCTGGAGCGTACGCTGACTCCATCACTGGAAACGCGTGCAGTGCCGGACCTACACTCGACGTTCCCGTCAAGTGGAATACGGCCAAGGCTGAAGCAGTAGCTCTGTCGAAGATCTATAAGAAGATCTCTTCAGAACTCTCCCACCTCAATAGCGCTGCTGTTGTTGCGGAGTTCGCGGATGTCGTGCGACAGTTTGGTGCTCCATTCTCTGCGATGGTGTCGCTCCACCACAGGCATCTTAACCGCTTATATTTAGAAAAGCGGCGCCTGTCGGGATCGACATCGTTTAAGAGAGTGAAGTTACTCGAAATTGCTGCACAGACATGGCTCGAGTTGTCTTTTGGACTGCTGCCTTTGATTAACGACACAAAGCAGATAGCCGAAGCCATCAAGCGCTGGCAGGACGAAGCCGAGGAAGAAGTCCTCCAAAAGCTCCGTTCGCGCATAGTGTCACGAGCCGCCGCCGATGAAGTGGAACTCATCGTACAGCCGGTGACGAATCTTAACGACCAAATCTTCTCGGCCCTGCAAAGGACTATGAAGACTAGTTGGAATGCTCGTTGCCAGTATGTCGTGGGTCTGCAAGGTTCTCTCGAGACCGCGTTCGGCTCCAACGACCGCCTTATTGAAATCCTCGGTTTCAAACCCGGAGATTTCTTGCCGGCGGCGTGGGAAGTCGTGCCGTGGTCATGGTTAGCAGATTACTTCACCAACATTCAGGAAATCCTCCAGGCCGGAGTCACATCGACTGCACGCGTCAGTTGGATCGTTAAGACGATCACACGACGCGCAGAGTACTATGAGACTATTCGTCCGACCGGAAAACTGAGTACAAATGTGGTAGTCTTGCTGAACCAGAGAACCCACCCGAAGTTTGGGCTCGGTATGCAGAAAGTCGTCCTGACGAAGTGCCAGCGAACCATTCCCGCGTCACTAGGCGTGCCACCCCTGTACTTCGAACACCCGTTCGAAGATTGGAAGAAGCTCGCCAACATGGCATCGGTACTTATGGCCCGCCGTGCATCTTCGGCAAACGCTCTTTGGCTATGGTAGTCGAAGGCGTTCTTTCTTTAATCCTTCTCAGTGAGGCCAATTATGGCATTTGCACCCACCTCGCCTATTACAGGCTCTACCCAAGCCGGCTTGACGTCCCCTACCTATACCATTGCTTCGGATTCCAATCCGGACAACAATGGCAAGCAGGTGTACGTTACCGCCCTTGGAGGCACGCAGAGTGGCGTCACCGCTCACTCTGTGGCTGCTCCGTTCACCCTCTCTATGTTCCGGCCTAAGAACCTAAAGGTCTTGGCACCCGTGAACCCGGTGACCGGTGTGCTCCGCTCCGTTCCGATGAACACCTACAAGGTGATCACTCGGAAAGGTGTGTTGCCGCTTGCGGGTCAAGCGTATAAAACCGCTCTGATCCATACCGTACTCGACATTCCTGCCGGGTCCGATCTTGCGGATCCTCTGAGTCTTCGAGCCGCGATCTCCGCGCACATTGGTCTGCTCACGCAGATTAGTAGTTCGCTTGGAGATTCCGTGACGACCGGAACGATTTAACGTCGCTCCCGTCGGGCCAATCTGGCCGTTCATATGAACTTCTCGAAACTTAAGGATTCAACAACATGCGTGATTACGCTGGTCTTGAAGCTTTACTCTTGGACGATCTCGCGCTCACGAAAGACGCGGCTGAGGATCCTCACTGCTGCAGTGATTACTCCTCTGACTACGTTGCTCGTGTTCGACTTGCTGCCAGCTTCTACAAGAAGCTGTGCCCTAGAGGTAATTCTCGAAGTGCTGACGTCGCCGCTCTAAAGAAATTCCGAGCGGTTAATTCATCACTCCCTGAAGGACCCTGGAGCTTTTGTAGGTCGAACGAGGCTCAATCCTGCTTCCAGGATTACTTCCGCGATAACTTGCGGAGGTCCTTGGAACCTCGTGACGATTTCGTCTTCGACATCCACTTCATCCGGGAACACATGGGTGTAGGCCCCGGAGCCGCCCAAAAGGCGGACTCTAGGTGCCTGTATACGAAGCTCTTTGAATCCGAGCTCACGTATACATCTGACTTCCTGGTTCGGTGGTACCGGAGCGCCCTGGCTGAGACTGGCTTCTGGGCCGACGCAGAGATGCATCGGTTCGAGAAATACGGTCTTACCAAGGTGCCGGGAGGGTCAATTTTCTTTGCGCCAAAGAATGCTGAGATTTCACGCACATGCTGCACCGAGCCAAACCTGAACATGCTTGTTCAGAAAGCGGTCGATGCGTTCATCTGTCGGGCCTTGGCTCGCGATTTCGGTATCCACCTAGATCGCCAGCCGGACTATAACAGAGAACTAGCTCGTCGCGGATCAATAGATCAGTCCTTCGGGACGATCGACCTGATCTCGGCGAGTGATTGCATGGGGCTTCATCTTTTGCAGCGGGACCTGCCCAGCGGTGCCTTCAAGGCGGCGCTGTTCGAGTCCTCCTGCAGATCCGCCGTCCTCCCAGACGGCAGTGAGGTGGAGCTTAACATGATATCTACAATGGGGAACGGTTTTACGTTCTCCTTGCAGACACTCATTTTTGCGTGTGCAGTTCGGGCTGCTTATTCGTGCATGGGTTTCCCATGCACGGACCCTTCCCGGGAGTATGGGGTGTTCGGTGATGACATTGTCGTGCGTCGCGAGACGTACGACTTCGTCACCGAGTGCCTTTCTTCTCTCGGGTTTCAGGTCAACATGGCAAAGTCTTTTAATGCCGGCCCGTTCCGGGAATCTTGCGGCTATGACTACTTCGCGGGTGTAAATGTCCGCGGAGTGTATGTCAGGTCGCTTGAGTCCCCTCAGCAAGTGTACAGCCTCATCAACCGACTGAATCGCTGGTCAGCCTACCACGGCATTCCGCTCACCAAAACCGTCAGACACCTTATGTCGTGGGTCCGAGATATTCGGGTCCCTTCTTCGGAGTCTGATGATGCTGGTGTGCATGTGCCGTTCAAGCTGACAGAACCATCCGTGACGAACGACTACTGGTTTAGATACCGGTGTTATCGTCGAAAGATGCAGCGACAAGTCTTGGCTGATGTCGACGAGGACGCAGCCGGCTTCCCCTCGATGAATTCATCGGGTGTCGCTGTCGCGTTCCTGTCAGGCAGTATTCGGCGACGAGACCGCTCGCCAGACTTTAACCAGGATGACTCGGTCTATCTAGACCCGATTCGCTATCCGATTAGGGATAAACCTGGTGCGAGAGCTCGGTACAAAGTCGTTACACAGGATATACCATGGTGGGACTACGTCCCCGAGCCAGATCCTAAGACCTGGTTCGGGGGCAGTCTCACCAATCCTATGGAACGCCACGCCGGAAACGGCGTGAGGCGCGACGTTTGGGAAAACGTCGTGCTGGCTTGCTATTTGTTTCAAATAGCTGA